AAACTCGATGACTTCAATCGCAAGGTCTACGTGCCGCAGATTGATGGCAGCAAGACCGGGCTCGAACTGCCCGGGATCGTGGATGAGGTTCTGACGCTCACCGCGATCAAAGATGAGAACGGTCAGCTGCGGCGCGCCTTGGTTTGCCACACGCTCAACCAATGGGGCTATCCCGCCAAGGATCGTAGTGGGCGGCTTGACCTGATCGAGGAACCTCATCTCGGCAGGCTGTTTGCGAAAATCCGCGGCCCGGCGCGCCCCATCGCGGAACGGCTTCAGCTTGCGCTGCCCGCCCCTGAAGCACCGGAAAACACCCCAACCCCCACCACGAATCAGTAAAGGAGAAGGACCATGGCAACATGGAATGACTATAATGACGCGCGGCAGAACCCCAACCTAATCCCCAAGGGGGCTCTGGCGAAGCTTCGCCTCACCATCCGCCCGGGTGGCTTTGATGATGCGAGCCAAGGCTGGCATGGCGGCTATGCCACGCGCGGCACGACCGGCTCGGTGTATCTCAATTGCGAGTTCACCGTCCTTGAAGGCCAATACGCCAAGCGCAAGATTTTCACGAGGATTGGCCTCTACAGCCCGAAGGGTCCCGATTGGGCGAATATGGGTCGCAGCCTTATTCGCAGCATGCTGAATTCCGCGCGTGGCATTTCCGACAAGGATATCTCGCCCAATGCGCAGGCCGCGCGGCGCATCACCAGCTTTGCCGATCTGGATGGCATTGAATTCGTCGGCAAGATTGACGTGGGCCCTGATGCCAATGGTGAGGACAAGAACGAAGTCCGCATGGCGCTGACGCCCGATCATCGGGATTACGCGCAAATCATGGGCCGCGTTGCACTCCCTAGCCTTCCGCCTCAAGCGCCAGCCCCTGCGGCCATGGCTCCGCCCGCAGCACATCCTGGCGCCTATCCTGCCGCACCATCGCCGCAGGCGGCCGGTGGCGATCCCCGTCCCAGCTGGGCGCGCTGAGGCAGGAGCACCCCAACCATGATGCTTCGCCCCCGCCAGAAGCTTTTCGTCGAGCGCAGCCTGGCTGCGCTCGATAAGCACGGAAACACGCTTGGTATCGCTCCGACCGGTGGAGGAAAGACGGTCATGCTCTCCGCTGCGGTGGGCGAGCATCTCGCGGGTCGCGGCAGCAAGGCGGCGGTCCTCGCGCATCGGGATGAACTGACCCTGCAGAACGACGCGAAATTCCGGCGCGTGAATCCCGGCATGACCACCTCGGTTGTCGATGCCAGCCAGAAATCCTGGGCGGGCCAAGTCACCTTCGCCATGGTCCCCACACTGACGCGCCCAGCAAACCTGGACGCCATGCCAAGGCTCGACCTGCTGGTGATTGATGAAGCCCATCACGCCATCGCGCAGAGCTATCGGCGCATCATTGACCGCGCGCGGGAGCAAAACCCCGATTGCCGTATCTACGGCGTGACGGCCACGCCCAATCGTGGCGATAAGGTCGGGCTGCGGGAGGTGTTTTCCAACGTAGCGGATCAGATCCGGCTGGGTGAATTGATCGCCTCCGGCCATCTCGTCCCACCGCGAACCTTCGTCATTGATGTCGGCGTGCAGGATGAACTGCGCAATGTCCGGCGCAGCGGCGATGATTTCGACATGAATGAAGTGGCCCGGGTGATGGACAACGTCCCGGTGACCGATGCCGTGGTCAAGCACTGGAAGGAAAAAGCCGGGGACCGGCAGACCGTCGCTTTCTGTTCCACTATCGCGCACGCCGAGAATGTCGCCGCAGCTTTCAACGCGGCGGATATACCAACCGTCATGGTCACCGGCGATATGGGGGAGGCAGAGCGCCGCGCAGTACTCGCGGCCTATGCCTCGGGCGAGGCACGCGTCATCGTCAATGTCGCAGTGCTCACCGAAGGCTGGGACCATCCGCCCACCTCCTGCGTCGTGCTGCTGCGGCCGAGTTCCTACAAGGCCACCATGATCCAGATGGTGGGGCGCGGGCTGCGCACCATTGATCCGGTCGAGCATCCCGGCATTATCAAGCGCGACTGCATCGTGCTGGATTTCGGCACTTCCTCACAAATCCATGGCTGCCTGGAACAGGACGTGGATCTGGACAGCCAGCCCGGTACCGGTGAGGCACCCACCAAGACCTGCCCGTCCTGCGAGGCGGAAATGCCCATCGCCGTGATGGAATGCCCGATCTGCGGTCATGTCTTTGAACCAGCCAAGCATGTTGCCGGGCCGCTCACCGATTTCATCATGACGGAAATCGATCTGCTCTCGCGCTCCAGCTTTGAATGGTGTGACCTTTTCGGCGATGACGCATCGCTGCTGGCCAATGGCTTTCATGGCTGGGCCGGTATCTTTTTTCTAAACGGTGCCTGGCACTCGGTGGGCGGCGCCCGGGGCGAACCGACAAGGCTGCTTTCCATCGGCGAACGCCTGGTCGCACTTGCCGCCGCGGATGATTGGCTGAACGAGCACGAGACCGATGAAAGCGCCCATAAAAGCCGCCGCTGGTTGCGTGAGCCACCGACCGAGCGGCAATTGGCGCATCTCCAGCCCGAGCGGCGCAGCGATTACAGCCTGACGCGCTATCACGCCTCGGCGCTGCTGACCTTCAAATTCAATCGCAACACCATCCGCTACCTGATCCAAAATGCGCAGGGCGCCAATCTGGCGAGGGCAGCATGAGCCATGACGCGCGCTGCCCAATACCCCTGCGCCGTCTGCGCGTGCCCGGCGCTTGGCTTTGGCTGGTTCGACCCAGTCAAGCAGAAACAGCGCCGCCCGTCGGTCATGTTTTGCGGCATGGCCTGCCAGGGCTTTTGGTCGCGCTTGGCACGGAGATCGCCCACCATGGTTGATCTGTCCGAGCAGGAACAAGCCGCCATGCGCGCTGCCATGCGCAACCTGGGCGAAGCCATGCACGAAATCGGCTGGAACACGCGCCTTTGCGATTTGAACGAGGCCCAGGTGCTGACGCTGATCGAGGTCGCGGTCGGCGCCTTTCAGGACGCCATGCGGGCGAGCGCCCGGCATGAAATCGGGGAGATACCTTTCTGATGCTAGACTTCAA